AGATTACAAGTACCATTATTTAAAAATGAATGGGGCACTTGAATGAAATTTTTAAAAGTAAAAAGTATGCATCCTCTAACAGAGTTTGCACCTTCATGGGATTTTACTATTGGAACTGATATATGGGATGCTGATAAAACAGACATTGTTAGGCAATGGCTTATTGCTAACGAGCAACGAATTATTGATACGTATCCTCCTAACAGAGATGACGGTGGAACTGGGCTTGGTATAGATAGTGTTACTAGTAGATTTGCAAGATATAATTTATTACAGTTTGGCAATGAATTACCGGAATTAAATGACCTTTATAAATTTATTCAAATTTCTTATTTAAATTATATTCACTATCATCATTCGCACATAAGAGATATTAATATTGTATGTTGGTATAATGTCATGCGGCAAGGTGATAAAATTAATGAGCATGCACATGGTATTGATCCTTATACATATCTTAGCGGCAACATACATTTAGATAATTACAAAACTAAAACATATTATAAATCTTCAATAGATAAAGATTTAATCATTCCTATCGATAATATCAAAGGAAATATTGCAATATTTCCAGGGCACATAAAACATTATACCGATGAACACACTGAGTCTAATTTACGTGTAAGTATTGGATTTGATTTACATTTGAATGAAGACCCCAGGACTCCTATAGGTCACGAACTAACTTTAGATTTTATGAATTCGAATATTTTTCATTCATTGACTAACGAGATGAATAATGTCTAATTTATTTTTTTGGTGTTGTATGATAGTTGGATGGACTATTGTGTTGGCACTAATTATTAAATTTATATGTAGTAATAGAGATAAGGATATAGAATGAAAACATTATTAAAAAAATGGCTTGGCATTGATAAATTGCAAGCTGAAAAAGATGCACTTCAAATAGTTAGAGATAAAGCAGTTGCTGAAACTGTAATAGCCCAAGAAGCAGAAGAAAAAGCTAAGATGGATCCGAAAGCCAGGGCAACGGCTCGAGGAGAGCCATATGTATCTGTATTAGATACTAAAATTAATCCAGAAAATGTGCGTAATGGCTTTTTTGAGCTTGACTGGAACGAGCTTTTTATAGTACAATTAAAACAAGCAGGATACGGATTTGACGGTGATCCAGATGAAGAAATTGTAGATCGTTGGTTCAGAGATTTGGCGGGCAATATGTTAGCCGAAGCGGGGCAAGATCCTGGTAGATCAAGCGCAGGTTTTATTAATGTAAGCAAATTAGGTGGCGGAAAGGCCGAAGTTAAATGACATATATTATAGTTGATACAGCTAACACATTCTTTCGTGCTAGACACGTTGTACAAGGTAATGCTGATATTAAACTTGGCATGGCTTTTCATATTACACTTAACAGTATTAAGAAAGCATGGAACGACTTCGGCGGTAGTCATGTGGTGTTCTGCCTCGAAGGTCGCTCGTGGCGTAAGGACTATTATAAGCCTTACAAAGCCAACAGGCAAGAAACTCGTAGTGCTATGACTGTAAAAGAACAAGAAGAAGATAAATTGTTCTGGGAAGCATTTGATCAGTTCAAGGACTTTATTACAGAGAAGACTAATGCTACTGTGATGCAACATCCTAATCTAGAAGCAGACGATTTGATTGCAGGTTGGATTCAAGCACATCCAGGTTCTAAACACGTTATTATTAGCACAGACGGAGATTTTGCACAACTTGTAAGCCCCACAGTTAGCCAATATAATGGCGTGGGCGATTTGCATATTACACACGAAGGTATATTTGATGCTAAAGGTAAACCCGTTAAAGACAAAAAGACTGGCGAGCCTAAGCCTGCACAAGACCCCGAATGGATGCTGTTCGAAAAATGTATGCGTGGCGACACAAGTGACAATGTGTTTTCGGCTTATCCAGGTGTACGAACAAAAGGTTCAAAGAACAAAGTTGGTCTCATGGAGGCGTTTGCCGATCGCAACGCTAAAGGATATTCTTGGAACAATCTCATGTTGCAACGTTGGTCCGACCACAATGGTGTCGAACACAGAGTATTAGAAGATTACCAACGTAATGTACAACTATGTGACCTAACAGCTCAACCTGCAGATGTTAAAGCAAAAATTGTAGAAACAATTGCAGCTAATGCTGTTCCCAAAGAAGTTAGCCAAGTTGGTATCCGTATGTTAAAGTTTTGCAACGCATGGGATATGAAAAAAATTGCAGATAATATTCAGCAATATGCAGAACCGTTTCAGGCAAAATATCAAGGAGTATAGCATGGCTGTTTATCTAATCAAACCTCTTGAAAAGAAAAGTGTTGTTTATCATGTAGAAATGTTTCGTGAAAATACGGACGGTTCTATTAGTTGGGTTAATATTGACGAGACATATCGATGGGGTCAAGGATTTATTGAATCAGATATGGATTGCAATCTTCCTTACAAAGACAGCGATCTTGCCTATTGTGATCCTAACGCAGGTTGGGGCGCTGAACTAGACGATAGCTGTGCTTGTTGGTTCGAATATAGTGATGACTTTACAGACGAACAAAAAGAAGCATTTGAATCTTCATACCACGAAGGCGGTGCGGCTTGGTTATTTGATGGAGAACATGATTGGCAAGAAGAAGATTCTGCTATTCATGTGCTTGCGCCTTTCCAAGTTAGCTTATGCGAAGATGACGGTACAGTTATTGAAGAAAATGTAAAATTAGCAGAACGTCCAACAAGTGCAGAAATTAAAGAATCCTTAGCACAGTGGCCGTTTAACATCGAAACCAAGGGATAAATACGTATATTATTCCAACGCTTTCGAGGTAGAATAATATCAAGGAGAAAAATATGACAGAAATATACGCCAAGCCTATTGTGGATGGTAAGTTTTGGATTGTAGAACAAGACGGTTCTAAAGTTGCAACACTACACAAGAAAGAAAATAACAAGTTCATCTTAAGCAGTACCAAAGGTGAAGTTATGTTTAATAAGAAACAAGACCTTACCAAACAATTTGGAGAAGGCTTCTTTTTAACAAGTAAAAAGATCAAAGTTACCCAGGCAGAAATTACAGATTGCCACGGTTTTCCCACTAGCGTATCACCGTATAATAGTATGTACGATGTAAGACGTAAACTACCGTTATTCACCAAAAGCAATGCTAGTAAGAGTCTGTATTGTGCGGGTTATTATACCATTAAATTCAACAAAGGATGGGTTAAATCATTCTGCCCCAAGGTCATTACACTAGAACGTAATGAATACAAAGGCCCGTTTAAAACTGAGTTTGAAATGAAACAGGTATTGTCCAATGTCAAATCAGATTAATCTAACACCAATTACACAATTTGCACAAGTGTTACGTGCTGCCGAATTGACGCAAAGTAAAGAAATTAAAATGCCTATTCAGCAAGCACGGCTACTGAATCTTGCGTTATTAGAGATACAAGACAAACTGTTGCAAGATTATACGGCATTGTTTTTAGAGCTACGAAATAGCTCGGAAACAGAGGTTATTACTGTTAGTATGGATGGTGGTGGTTTTAAGGACAAATAGAGATAAATATATGCGTATATATCTAGGGATGCGCAATGAGTCGACCAAAACCACAAGTACTGCTCGAGTACATAAACAGGAAAAATTATAAGGCAGAACAAGTTCTGGAAGCAGATGCAATTTGGGCTGTCTTTTATAAAAATAAACCTTTTAACTTGAAGAGTTTTAACAGTCTCACGAGTTATCCTGGCCCAAAATACAAAAAAGTATCATTCAGCAACCCTGGACATGCAATTAATTTGGCCAAAAAGTTAAATTTAACATACGGTACAGAAGATTTCCAAGTAGTTAAATTGACGCAAGGAACTGTTGTAAAATGATAACTCGAGATGCATTAACCAAAATATTTTTACAGCAATGGGGTAAAAGTATTGATGATGCTAATCTCAAACTATTTTCTCGTAAGTGGTGGCAAAGTACCCGAATTGGAAAAGAAACCGCGTTCCGGCTCAGCGATGATGGGTATGAATTTTTAGTAAAAGAATTGGATTTGAGAGAGTATGAGATTCCATTCACCGAACCCATCGAACTAAGCCCGCAGACAATCATCTTTTTGGAAAGATATGTAGACTGCCCATACTATCTTACCAATATGTCAATTACTGTATTTTCCGAAAGGAAGAGTTTTGAGCTAATGTTGTTTTCGGACGACATTAGAAAATTTGGGCTCATCAAAGCCATGAATGAGCGTGAAAAAGAATTAGCCAAAACAGACTAATTAGATAAAATTGTTGTTGACGTGAATGCTGATAGGCGTTATAATACATACATAAACAACGTTATTCGTAACAACAATTTTTAACTAAGATAGGAAACAAAATGGCAGAAATTTCCAGCCGCACAGTAGGCCCAAACGGTGCTAAAAAGTCTTTGCGTAAAGCATTCAAGAATCAGCGTCCAATCTTTATCTGGGGTCCCCCAGGGATTGGCAAGTCCGACATTATTAAACAGTTGGGCGAAGAATTAGAAGCTCATGTTATCGATGTACGCTTGAGCTTGTGGGAACCTACTGACATCAAAGGTATTCCTTACTTTGATTCCAATATCAATAAAATGGTTTGGGCACCTCCTAGCGAATTGCCCGATGAAGAGTTTGCCAAAAAACACAAAAAGATTGTGCTGTTCTTGGACGAAATGAACAGTGCGGCTCCTAGCGTACAGGCCGCGGCCTATCAGTTGATCTTGAATCGTCGTGTTGGCACTTATAAGTTGCCCGACAATGTTGTACTAGTTGCAGCAGGTAACCGTGAAACTGACAAGGGTGTTACATTCCGTATGCCTGCTCCGTTGGCTAACCGTTTTGTTCACTTGGAAATGCAAGTTAATTGGGACGACTACTTTGAGTGGGCGGCCGAAAACAAAGTTCATAAGGATGTTGTTGGCTTCTTGAGTTTTTCTAAAAAGGACTTGTACGACTTTGATCCAAAGTCCAGCTCACGTTCTTTTGCTACGCCACGTAGCTGGAGCTTTGTTAGTGAACTGTTGCACGACGATGATTGTGATAACGAAACATTGACTGATTTGGTTAGTGGTTCGGTTGGTGAAGGATTGGCTATCAAGTTTATGGCACACCGTAAACATTCCAGCAAAATGCCTAACCCCACAGACATTTTGAATGGCAAGGTTAAGAAAATGGAGTCAAAAGAAATTTCGGCCATGTACTCCTTGACTGTGTCTCTGTGTTACGAATTGAAAGATGCTTGCGACAAGAAGGCCAAGAATTGGAACGATCAAGTCAACAACTTCTTCCAGTTTATTATGGATAACTTTGAAACAGAATTGGTTATCATGGGAACTAAGTTGGCATTGAGCACTTACAAATTGCCGTTGGATCCAGATGAGATCGAATGTTTTGACAAATTCCATGCTAAGTTTGGCAAGTACATTGCGGCAGCAACTGACAAGAACTAATTTGGTTTAGCACTATTTGACACCACCTTCGGGTGGTGTTATAATATATACATACAGCAAACATCAGGAGCAAATATGTCACACGTAGATCCAATTATCGACAAAATTATTATAGCCCGTGTGGGTCTATTACTTCGCCATCCGTTTTTTG